CCCGGACCGCCCACAAAGAAAGGAGACAAGCATCGTCATTAGCCTTGTTGGTCCGCCGATGCAGGCGGTTCATGGTAGTAATACGAGTCTGGCTAAGACATTTCTCTATCAGGTCAATGTAGAGTCTATTGACTATACGGAGTGCAAAGTACTCCAAAGAAAAATTGAAAAGATTATGGAAGACCAAGGATTTTATCAAACTGTTGGTGGTTTGGATGAATGGATTCCAGAAATCAAACGCTATGTGGATGCTCGAACCTATAAAGGCCAGAGTGCTCTATATGAAGAATACTAAATTAAAGAAAGAGGTGCTATAAATGGCATTGGTTGGTTTTAAACGTATGACAATTCGTGTGTTGGATGGAAATGCTAATCCGACACTTGGAGAAAACCTTTTTGTAATTGAAGGTCAAACCGGTAAAGGTGCGACTCGTACCGCTAAAATTTCAGGTCTTGCAAGTGATCCAGTAAAAACATATGGTAGTGATGTCGCTTATCACGTATCAAACCGTGGTGTTGGCGATGTGAAGATGGAACTAACTGCGGTTGATATTCCTTCAACAGTACTCGCTAAAATCCTAGGACATCAAGTCAAAGATGAAATTATTGGTATTGGCGCTGATACAGTTGCTCCATACTGCGCTGTTATGCTTGAGTCTCAGACTGCAAATGGGACTCAGGCACAAGTCGGATTCTTCAAAGGACAATTCTCAATGGACGCTGAAGAACTTGAAACGCTTAAAGATAAGCAAGAAGAACTTCCAGATGACAGCTTGAGTTTCGCTGCTATTGCAAGTGATGACACTGAAACAAATGGTCTTTACTATGTGAAATACATTGGTAAAGATGATGCTAAGCTCAAAAAATTCAAAGGGCAACTTAAAATGGTTGCTGCAGGGTAGGAAGAGGGCGCAAGCTCTCTTTTTATCTTTTTTCTAGAAAGGAAAGTAAATGGCTAAGGTTAAATTTTTAATTAAAAACGAAAAGGGTCAAGACGTTCAAAAGACTAGTAAAGAAATTACTACTAAGGACTATCGTGACTACTTGATTCTCAATGAAGCACTATCATCTGATGTGTCAGAGGTAGAGAAATTAGACAAACAATTAGAATTCATCGCCTCACTGTTTGAAGATTTGGAAGTGGAAGAGCTTTTGAAATTCACGGACATGGCAGATATTTTTGCGGTATTTGCAGACATCTACTCTCATCTGGTGGGTGATGTTGACCCAAAGGAGAAAAAATAAAGCCAAGCGAAGCGCTGAAAAGGTTTTATGGTTTTGTCAAGCAAGCTACTGAAGGTCCATACGGTATGAGTATTCGTGATGTGATGGATACGAGTTGGGAGGACTTGATGGGTGTTCTTGGTGAAACTGAATCTGCTAAAACTGAGGAAGTCATGGATCTTGCTGACTTTCTAGAAATGATTTAAAAAGGAGGATTTGAATGGCAGGTGGAATGCCGTTAGGTCAAATGTATATCGAGCTAGGGCTGGACGTGTCGAAGTTCAATCCTACTCTAAATGGTGCTAAGAATGCAGTTAAATACTTTCAAAGCAATGTAAAGGCGCTAGACAGCTCCCTTAAAAATAACGGGAAAAACACAGACTTGCTTCAAGCTAAGTACAAGACACTTGGCCAAGCGATTGAAGCGCAAAGAAAAGTCTTGGACCAGATGAAGAAAAGTTTTGATACTCTCGAACCTGGTACGGCTAAATTCGACAAGGCTGCTGCTGAGATTGAACGTGAGAATGCTAAGTTGGCAGCTATGGAAGGTCAACTCCGTAACGTGCAGCAAGCTCTGATTGCGGTTGGTAAAGAGAACAGCTTTGCGAATCGTATCAATAAATATGGGGACAGCTTTATCAAAAGTGGAGATAAAATCAAGACTTTTGGTGATAACGTTTCGAGTTTGGGAGGTAAGTTGACTACTGGATTAACCCTTCCTTTGGTTGCTAGTGTTGGACTTGTCACGAAAGCTGCGTCTGACTATGAATCTGCTTTTGCAGGTGTGAAGAAGACAGTAGATGAGACTGCAACCGTATCCTACAAGAACTTATCTGATGGCATTCGTCAGATGGCTAAAGAATTGCCAGCTAGTGCGGTTGAAATTGCAAATGTCGCTGAAGTTGCTGGACAGTTGGGTATCAAGGCGGAAGATATTCTTACATTCTCCCGTACCATGATTGACATGGGAGAATCAACGAACTTGAGCGCCGAAGAAGCTGCGACAGCCATTGCTAAGATTGCGAATATTCTCGGTCTAACATCGGACGAATATGGACGGTTTGGGGCATCTGTTGTTGACTTGGGTAACAACTTTGCAACAACTGAGCGTGACATCGTTGAGATGACAAACCGTTTGGCGGCTGGTGGTAAGCTGGCTGGTCTAACTGCTCCAGATATCCTTGGTCTTGCTACTGCGATGAGTTCGGTTGGTATTGAGGCTGAGGCTGGTGGTACCGCTATGACTCAAACTTTGACGGCTATTGGTAATGCTGTTTCATCGACAGGCAAGGGCGCAGCAGATGACTTGAACCTTATCGCCAAAACTGCTGGAATGACCTCAGAGGAATTCCAACAGGCTTGGAAAGAGAAACCGGTCGTTGCTTTGCAATCATTTATCAAAGGGCTCAAGGACGCACAAGAAAAAGGCGTGAACATGAACGCTATTTTGGCACAACTTGGAATGACGGGTATCCGACAAAGTAACATGCTGAAATCCTTAGCTCTAGCATCTGATAAAATGGGCGATGCTGTTGATCGTTCAAACAAGGCTTGGAAAGAGAATACTGCTCTGACCAATGAAGCCAATAAGCGTTACGAGACCACAGAATCTCAATTGAAGATGTTCAAGAACCAGGTAACGGACTTGGCTATTGAGTTTGGTGGGCCACTTCTGAAGGCTCTGCGTGACGGTCTAAAAGCTGGGAAACCTTGGATTGACATACTAGCTGAAATGGCTAAGCATTTCAGTTCCATGTCTGAAGAGGAGCAAAGAAATGTTCTTAAGTGGGCAGCATTAACTGCTGGTGCCGGACCTGCTTTAAACCTCCTTGGAAAAGGTATTGGAATCGTAGGAGGCTTGACAAAAGGAATTGGCTGGCTTACTAAAGGGACTGGTAAAGCGGTCGGTGGCATGAATTTAATGTATAAGACTTTCCAAGCCTTTAGAACAACCGGAAATCTATCATCCGCCTTTAAATTGGCATCTGGTGGAGCAGTAGCGCTTGGTAATGCGACTGCATCTGCTTCGACATCTACTGGGCTCTTGACAACTGCAATGGGTGGTCTCGCAAATCCATTAGGCTTAATAGTTGGTAGTATTGCTCTAGCAACTGCAGGACTTGTCTATCTTGGAAATGAGAAAGACAAAGCAAGAATCAAGACTGAGGAGTTTGGCTCTCAGTTGAGTGATACTACTCGTGGAGAATTACGAAGTTTTCAAAAGACTGTTGATGAAACCAGTACGGCTGTCGCAAACTTTGGAACTCGTGCTGGAGATGCTGAAAAGGTATCTGGAGCCTTTAAAAAGCTATATGAAGAGATTACTGCCACTGCGGATAAAACCAACAAACGTATGGAGGAGTTGGGTGCTAAGTGGGGCCTAAGTGAAGAAGATATCGCAAAAGCTAAGGAAAGAAACGGGCAGGTTGTCTCTAATACTGAGGCAATGATGAATCAAATTAATGAGATTTATCAACGTCATAATGGTGATGCGAGCAAGTTCTCTCAAGAGGAGAAAGAAATCATCCTGAACAATCAGAATGAGATGATTAAGGCCAAACTCTCGATGATGAGTTTGTCGGAAGAACAACAGACGGCAGCACAACAAGCTTTAAATGGTAAAATCAGCTCACTCAACGAAACACAGTTAAAACATACTAGAGATGTTTTGAAACAAGCGCTTGATGAGGAAAAGAAACTCTACGAGAACTCAAAGAGCGAGTGGAAAGAGTTGCTTGATGGTAAAGCTATTGATCAAGAAACTTACAATAAAAAAATTCAGGAACTTGAAACGAAACACCAACAAACGATGGAAGCTCTTGGAAGTAAGTATTATCAGGTCATGCAAAATCTCGATGCTAAGGTGAAAGCTCGAACTGGGCAAAGTTGGAACTATTGGGAAGAAGCCAAGAAAGTTTTGGAAGAGTACGGCCTGTCCTATGAAGAAATCGGGAAGAAAGCTACTGAAGCTTCTCAAAAGGTAGGTAATTCGCATAGTATCCTTGCTAACTATACTAGTGAGATGAGCAAGGAAGTGAAAGAGGCTAATGATGCTTGGTCGTTGCTTGTCGGTAACATTGATAAGAACGGAAATTTCCAAGTCAAGTCTAATGTAAAAGAAGTCATCGGAGAGGCTGCCAAATCTGCTGAAGGTTGGGAACAATTGCAGTTTATAGCTAAAACTGCGGATATCAACTCAAATGCTCGTGTGACTATTGCTGAGGCTCTTGTCGAATCTGGTAAATGGAAAGACATGACTCTCGAAGAGAAACAAGTGATTGTCAAGAACCAAGCTGGGCTACAAGCTATCTTTGATAGTGAAACTCATCTTAAAACATGGAACAGCATGCCAGCGGAAGTCAAAGAGCTTCTCATGAAGAATACAGACATCATGAACAAGGCGGAGGAAGCCTCAAAGGCTCTGTCTAACTATGAAGCTCTGAAACCAAAACAGAAGGAGTTGCTGGCCAATGATGAAAGTGTCCGAAAAGCAGTCGCTCGCTCAACTGATACTTTGACAACCTGGAATGCAACGACTCCATTTACAAAAGATTTGAAGGCCGATCCTACGAATGTTTTGAACAATGGCCAGTTATCTATCGATAAGATTACAGCTTGGAATTTTGCATCTGCCGAGACTAAATCTTTAAATGCAGTAGATAATACAAGTGCTGCTGTCGGAAGTGCTCAAGCAAGTGTAAACTCTCCGAAACAAATAGCACCTATCAATTTGTTTGCGACTGATCAGACTTCTGGTGTACGAAACGAGACAAGCAGTGCTATCAATGCTATTAAGCAATATAATCCAGTGGATATTCTTGCTAAGAATAGCACTTCTGGTACTGTTAACGAGGTACAAAGTGGTGTTAATAGTATTCAGGACAAAACGGTTACAATCAGTGCACGAGATAATGCGTCAGGCGTTCTTTCAGGTATTAAGGGGTGGATTGATAGTGTTACTGGTAATTTCTTTACCAATATCTTTGCGAGCAAGCATGCCCGCGGTACCAACTATCACCCTGGTGGTCGTGCTATCGTCAACGACCAAAGAAATAGCAACTACAAGGAAATGGTTACTCTTCCAAATGGTCAGAGTTTCATCCCACAAGGTCGGGATGTCCTACTCCCTCTTCCAAAAGGTTCTAAGGTCTTGCGAGCGGATAAGACAAGAAGATTGATGCGTGAGATGGGTGTTCCAAAATATGCTTCTGGTATCGGGATCCCGAGCGACGCGAAATTCCTCCGTGAAATGGAAGAAGCGCAACGTAATATCACAATTCAGACTACTAGCGTCCAAAATGGGCAAAATATAGAAAAAATCGCGTCTGAGATGACGATTCTGAGAGCAAGTTTAGAAAAATTGCTTACTGCTATCCTTAATAAGGACACAAACGCTTATCTGGATAGCTCAAAAGTTACGGATATTGTTACTAAAACTCAGAAAGAGCGTGAGAAAATGCTACTAAGAATGAAAGGGGTAATTGAATGAGCGAAGTGACTATGCGTTTTAATAAAACAGAGTTACGAGATTTTATTGAAATCCATGACATCCAACGAGATATCGGTAATAATCGCTCTATCTCTATCGACCATGCTCCAAGAATTGGCGTGAATATCCAGCAACAAACGATTGATGCAAAATATATCAAGGTAGACTTCTCCATCTGGTCCAAAGACAGAAATACCCTCAAGCACAAGCTTGCGGGTATTTTTAATGTTGATAGTCCTAAAGAGTTGACCTTTTCAGATGAGCCAGACAAGTATTATCTGGCCATGGTAATTGATGATATCTCTATGCAAGAGGCAAGTGGGAGACGTTCAAACGGGTCTATTAAGTTCATCATCCCTGATGGCGTGGCTCATAGTTCAGCCTATAAGCGATTCGATAGTGATAAAAACGCAACTAGGGAAGCAGGAAAAATGGTGTTTGATCTCATAAATAATGGCACAGAGAGTGCATTTCCAATCGTTAAAGTCAAACACAATGCTGAGAATGGATATATCGGTCTAGTTAATCAAAATGGCACCTTAGAAATTGGGAACCGTGAAGAAGCCGATACAGAACCATCGCAAAAATCAGAAATCTTACTTGATTTTAGAGGTGAAAAAATCACAAATGGACTGGCTATCGCAGCAAAGAACCAAGCCATCACAAATGACCGGACAGAGTATATTGTCGGGACAGCTGAGATGATTAATCTTTGGGAACGTCCACACGTTAGATTGAAAGATTTACGAGGTGAGACTAAATTACACAACTATGCTACTAGCTTGACCTGGTCAATTCCCAATGATAGCACAGGTAGTACTGGCTCCCTGCATGATTATTTTTGGTGGAGACAAGTTTTTTGGTCCGAAGCTAATAATCAATATGGTTTCATCAAAGTAACAGTATCAGATGAAACAGGTCAATTTTTGTATGGTGTTGAGACCTTTAAACGGTCGCTAGGTTCTGAATGTGAGTTCAATTTTTTAGCTGACGATGGTCAAGGTGGATATAGGATTCTAAAGCGATGGAATTTTGATGGAACAACAACTGGAGATATCAATCCTTTTAATGTAGCAAAAGGGTGGTCAGATTTAAAACGGAATGATGGCAAGATACAAGTTTTTTATCAGGGGTCATACTCTACTTTTATTATTCCAGAAATTGAGGGTAAAAAGTCCGCAAAAATTCACATTACAATTGGAGCGTACAGAGACAATCCAATTGTCTCTCACATGTATCTTGATGAATTGTACTACCGAAAAGATTTTGTCCCAACAACGAATGACATCCCCAATCGTTTTCCAATCGGCTCGAATGTTCTAATCAATAGCGAGGATGACACGGTCTATATCGATGACATAGCAAAAGCTAATGAGATTGTCGATGGGTCACAATGGTTGTCTATTCCTCCAGGAAAATCAAAATTAGAGCTGTACTTTTCTAGCTTCATTAAAAAACATCCGACTGTAACAATTGAATTCGAAGAAAGGTGGCTATAATGCTTTTAACGATTCACGATGCAAACTTGCAAAAGGTTGCTTTTGTTGATAATAGTAAGCAGAATACGCTTAATTATTATAACGATACATGGTCAAGAGACATGCCAACAGGGGCCTCAACTTTTGAGTTTACAGTCTTTAAAAAAGCAATTCAATCAGACACAGCTTCATCAAAGGCCTACCAGCATCTAAACGAACGTGCTTGGGTGTCGTTCCGACACAATGGACGTACCTATCTCTTTAATGTGATGTCGGTGGAAGAGAACGAGCAGACAATCAAATGCTATTGTGAGAATCTCAATCTTGAATTGATTAATGAGTTAGTAAACCCGTACAAAGCCACGAGAGCGATGACTTTTGCAGAATATTGCACAGAGATGGATTTACTAAATTATGCTCATCTCACTATTGGAATTAACGAGATTTCAGACCAGCAACGCATCATTGAGTGGACGACGCAAGAAACAAAACTTGCTCGCTTGCTTAATCTTGCAAAACAATTCAATGCTGAGATTGAATTTGATACACAATTAAAAGCAGATAGCACGATTAAGAAATTTACTGTAAACATATATCACGAACACGATGATACACACCAAGGAGTTGGTCGCATCAGGAATGATGTGGTTTTAAAATACGGTAAAAATATTAGTTCTATCACCCGAAAAGTGGATAAAACGGGTATTTTCAATACAATTCGACCAACCGGTAAAATGCCGACCGTGGAAGTAGAAGAAAGTGGAGAACGTCATCTATCTAGTCAGAGAGTTAAAAATGCGGATGGTTCGACAACTGAAACGATTATTCGCACAGCATCCGACGGGACAAAGAGTAAGACTATTGTCCACACGAAAGTCACAAAATTGGCTGATAAAACACGCATTACAACGACCACAACAACTCGTTCAGATGGAACTATCGAACAAACTGTGACGACCAGTAAGAAAGGCGGACCATCTCATACTGAGAAACGAATCATAAAACCTCCTAAGAAAAAAGAGAAAGAAACCGAACCTGAAAAAGAGGTTCTGACTATTGAAAACTTGGGCGATTGGTCTATCAAAAACGAGAGGGGAGAATTAGAGTTTTACCAAAGAGGGCAACAACTGTACGCACCTTTATCTATGCAACTCTATCCCTCAACTTTTACTTCAGCAACAGCTGAGGATCAGTGGACAAGACGAGACTTCGACTTTGACACGGATGAGCCAAATGAATTGAGACGGCTTGCTTACCTAAAATTAAAGCAACATTGCTACCCAGCCATCACCTATGAAGTAGATGGCTTTGTGGATGTAGAAATCGGGGACACAATCCAGATTTATGATGATGGATTTAGTCCAGCTTTAATAATAAAAGCACGGGTCTCTGAGCAGAAAATTAGCTTTACGAATCCATCAAGCAACAAAACTACCTTTTCTAATTTCAAGGCACTTGAAAACAAGTTATCGGATGGCATTCAAGCAGCTTTCGAGCGACTTTTTGAGGCGTCAAAACCCTACACAATCAAACTTTCTACTGATAACGGTATAGCCTTTAAAAATGGCCAAGGCCAGACCATTGTGACCCCTACCTTAATGCGAGGGAACAAGGTCATCCACAGCGGATGGCGTTGGGTGGTGGATGGTGTAATCAAAGCTACAAGCTCTAGTTACATTGTCCGAGCCTCTGACATCAATCAAAAGATGGTTTTGACGGTGTCAGCATGGGTGGATAACAAAGAGGTAGCCTCTGAGCAGTTGACTCTCATTAATACATCGGATGGGCTACAAGGTCCGAAAGGAGACACTGGACCACAGGGAGCAATAGGTCCGAAAGGAGACCGAGGGGAGAAAGGTGAGCGTGGAGAACGTGGCTTACAAGGACTCCAAGGCTTGCAAGGTGCCAAAGGTGACCAAGGTATTCCAGGAACTAAAGGAGCTGATGGACGTACACAGTACACTCATATAGCTTATGCTGATACTATCTCAGGTAGTGGATTTAGCCAGACTAACGCTGACAAGACCTATATAGGAGTCTATGTTGATTTCAACTCAACAGACAGCGTCAATCCTGCCGACTATCGCTGGACGAGATGGAGAGGTTCAGATGGCTTAAATGGTAAGGACGGCCCTCAAGGTATTCCAGGTAAGCCTGGAGCAGATGGACGGACTCCATACTTTCACCGAGCCTGGGCTAACTCCGCTGATGGTCGTACTGATTTTAGCACCTCTGATAGTACTAACAAGCGCTATTTAGGTACGCTAACGGATTTCACTGAGGCAGATAGTCAGGATCCTGGAAGTTATAAGTGGACAGCTTTATTTGGGACGACAGAGCAATCAGGTAACATTTTACTTGACTCAAATACTGGATGGAGAAATAAACATCAGCAAGACTTCGTCTTGGCTGAACCCTTAAAATCTGGTAAGCAGTACACTTTAAGCGCTAAATGGTGGAGGAGTGATAACAGTACACTTATTTTTGGAATTCGTGAAAATTCTAGCGATAATTGGCAGTGGATAAAGCTATCATATAGCTTTGAGTTGGATGTTTGGAGCGCTACTTTTACATCCAAGAAAAACCTTAACGCTGGAGACGTTGTATCATTCTTCACTGCAGAACTCGAAGGGCTTGGTAATGCTGATTGGGCCGTTTTAACAGTTGGAGCTATACCAATGACGAGCTGGCAACCTCACTGGTCAGAGACTCAAAAACAACTAGACTCTAAAGCCGACCAAGGTCTAACTCAAGAACAGCTGAATGCCCTCAATGAAAAGACTGGAGTTATTCAAGCTGAGTTAGAGGCCAAGGCTAGCGCTGATACGCTTGATAACTGGATAAAGGCTTATCAGGATTTTGTCAAGACAAACGAGGAGGCAAGAGCTCAAGCTGAAACAGATTTAATTTCAGCTAGTCAGCGTGTGTCTGAAATCGCCAAAGACTTGGGAGAATTGTCTGACCGCTGGAATTTCATTGATAGCTATATGAGCTCATCAAATGAGGGGTTGGTTATTGGTAAGAATGACGGCTCATCCAGTATGTTATTCAGTCCGAGTGGACGGATTTCAATGTTTTCAGCAGGGATTGAGGTTATGTATATTTCTCAAGGTGTTATACACATTGAAAATGGTATCTTTTCTAAAACCGTTCAAATTGGACGGTATCGAGAGGAACAGTATCATCTTAATCCAGATATGAATGTGATTAGATATGTAGGAGGTGCATGATGGCTGAATTTTGGTCAAATAATGATAGGAGCTATTATCTCAGACTGTGGGTAGACCAGGTTTCTCAAAATATATCTGACAATAGCAGTCAAGTGAGGGTAAGACTTGCTCTGACAAACGGTGCTCATACATTCTCAGATTATGACTGTACTGCCTCTGTAACTATCGATGGTCAGACTTTGAGCTGGTCAGGTCGCCCATCAATGCTGAGTCAAAATAGCTCAATTATGCTGATTGATAGAACAGTAACAATCAGACATGAGAATGATGGTAAAAAAACGTTTAGCTTATCCGCTACATTCAGTGGAGGTGGTGGATGGTCGCCTGGAACATTAACGCTCAGCAGTAACTCATTCACTTTGACTACTATCCCACGCTCAAGCTCTGTTAGGGTAGGTGCTGGTGTCATTGGTAGTACAATCACTATCAACATCAACCGTCAAAATCCGAGCTTCAAGCACACGGTTCGCTATTCCTGGGCTGGCAAGTCAGGAACGATTGCAAGCAATGTAGACACATCCACTAGCTGGACAATCCCTATGGACTTTGCCAACGATATCCCAAACTCTGCAACAGGTACAGGTACTATCTTTGTCGATACCTATTCAGGCTCTACCAAGACAGGCACACAGTCAACCACATTCACGGCAAGCGTGCCAGCTAATGTCAAGCCTAATTTTACAGGGATATCATTGTCAGACTTGAATGGTTCTGCTCAGAACCTTATCCCTAAAGCTGATACGTTCATTCAGGTCATCTCTAACATCAAGGTAGGGTTTAATGGTGCAGTTGGTTCCTACGGCTCATCCATCACTGGATACTATGCTGAAATTGTTGGTAAAAACCAGTCTACGAGTTCAAATGGTGGCAGTCTTGGTATTATGAACTACCACGGCACAATCAAAATCAGAGCAAGAGTATCTGATAGCCGTGGGCGTTGGTCTGATACTAGAA